AAACCCGCCTCGATTTCGATGCGGTTAGGTTATTTATTTTTCAATTGTTTCAGTTTTTTTCTGTATTCAATTCCGACTTTTAGAGTTGAAATGACTGTTGAAATCACTTCAAATAATTTAATTATTACGAACAAAATCAACGCAAAAAATATAATCCAACCTAATAAAATTGATACTAAATCCCAGATGAACATATCTTACTCCTCTACTTTTTCGTATGTTTCTTTAAAGATTTCAGGTTTGCATGGATAAAATTCACCTTGCACGCCTTTGATGATGTAGTCACCTTCTGTTGCAATCATCAATCCTTCAAGTGTTTCTATTTTTAAAATTGGATTATCTAGGTCAGTATAATCAATCCGAACTGGATCTAATCCTAATTCTGACAATTTTAAAATCGATTCTTCAGTATCTACGAACTGAACCGCCTCAATTACAACAGGTTTCTTTCTGTATTTCATTTCTTCAATCCTTTCTGGGCAACAAAAAAGCGCCTAGATTACTATCTAAGCGCAAGATAGGCGGGACCGCCGAATGTCGCCCGCATTTCTCGACCCACTAGCTAAGTGGCGCGTTGGAGGCGGATACTTTTCAACCTCTATCTCTACTCTAAGTATATCACATATCATCTTTAGAGTAAAGTATCTTTTGCTCACGTTTCAATTTATTTAATTTTTGTTTTTTAATTTTATGGTAGTGGATGATGTAGTTACCATCATCTTTTTGTATAAGCGCTGCTTCCATTAGATATTTCAAGCGTTCAGGGACTTTTTTATAGAGCAGTACCGAATTGTTATGATGACCAGAGTTATCGGCGACATAATCTGGATTAGCAACTAATTCTTGCAACAATAGCATTTGCTCCAATGGGAATTCTGTGCCATGCTTTTCTAAGATTTTTGCTAGATTTTTTCCAGTAATTTGTACATTCTTCAGCAATTCCTCAGTACCAGGAATCGTCGGTAATTGTCCAATGATATAGTTTTCTGTGAGGTTTCGTTCGATATTCTTATAACTTACGTTCCCTTTTGATATATCATCCCACAAATTAGCAAGATCATCTCTTAACTTTTCAAAGTCATGATCATGAACTTTGATATCACCATTTAGTTCCTCTTCATCAGGTATCACACCAGACCTACAATTAAAATGAAAAGGCGGAGCGTTTACTCCAGCTTGCATTTCATCAATCAGATACCGTTTGTCTTCCGCATGAATTCTTTTACAAATTTCAGTCGTCCGATTGTCAAGATGAACCAATATGCGATAGTATTTAAGTCCCGCATCCTTATAACGTTGGATAGCGGAACGATTGACAATCATCGTTCCGTCTGTTCGAATGAGCGTTTCAGCTCGGCTATTGGCCACTTTATATTTCTGTGCCAAATCACGCGCCATTGTTCGAGGGTGATCTCCTCGTACAAATCCAGCTTTTAGAACCTTTTTTAAATCTTTGACAAGATTGTCTGTATTGCCCCACAATTGCTGACTGTAGTTGTAGCCATTAAACGGCGTTCTAACTAGTTCTTTTAGAGCTGGCTCATTTATTGCACCAGACCGACCGCCCATGGCTTTTTTATAGCCCATGAGAGCCATTTTCTGCAAATAGCTTTCAAACTTATCAGCAATAAGACCTCTTGCGACTCCGACACGAAAGAGCATATCCAGCTGCAAGGACTCTAATCTTGTAGCGCGTGCAGTCGTGTACTGCTCGTTGAGTCTTTTAAGCAATTCTGGGTCTTTCTCAGCTTGCTCACGATACTTTCTAGCATTCTCCCGATAATCTGACAGATCAGTACCTTTCAAACGCTGTAGCGCCTCCTGATAGCTCATCGAGCCGTTCTCAGAATACTTGCTAACAAAATCATAAAAAGCTTTTTGCATTTCGTTAGCTTGCTCTTGATAGATCTTGTTCAATTCAGCAAAAAAATCAATATCTTTCCGGTCTAGATAACGAAATATTTCATCTGAGCGTTCTGACCAGTAATCAAGATGGTTTAGATTCGTTTTCTTGTTCATCATCGACCACCTCATTTATTGGCTCTAGTCGTGGTTCTGGTTGCTCTAAGGCTTCTTGCTCTTTCAAACGTTCCATCTCATCTGCAGCATCCACACCCGTCACTTGATTCAACAATTCGAAAATAGTCTGATCACTGACAATTCCGTACAACGACTTAATCATCTCAACGATTTCTTTTTCATTTTGTGGAACGTTCGGACTAAAGACTACTGAAGTTTCATTGATGAGTTCGTATGCTGTGTTTTCGTTGCCTTGAACCTTCCAAATATTGACCGCTAAACGCAAACGACGCATGAGACCCGCTTCAAATAGGTCTTCTTGTTGCTCTCTGTAGTTATCACTAGCCATGAGCTTGTACTTCATCGACTCGCCCGATTGTGTACCAGCAAAGCTGTTATCTAGCGTGTCAGGTGTAAATGTAAAACGCAAAATATCATTCACAAGGCGTTGCTTGTATGATTCTGCACCTTGGCTATCATACGACTTGATTAAATAGCTGGCGTCTGGATTAGCTCCGCCCGGGTTTGGATTGTCATCCAAGATGAGGACTTGCGCTTTCTTGTAAGCCTGCGAAACATACAAACGACCATTTGGATTGATTCGTCCGTCTTCCAAAAAGTCATTTTCTTCTGTCCCTGTATACGGATTACCCTTAATCATCAGAATTGCGTCGTTGCTATTTTGCTGGAAGTTTGCAAGCTCAGACTGTGATAAGTCGTAAGCATCGATATTGTCCAAAACCGACTCATAAGAACCTAAGCGGTCCTCGTTGTTGCTGTACTCATTTACTGGTACAGCTTTAAAGTAATGTTCTTGCTCGTCCTTGAGCGCCATTTTATCGCTATCCGTGGACTTCCACTCGTAGCTATAGATATGATCTGCAGTATAGACTTTTATAATCGTCTTACGCTTGCTATCTCCATAGTCAATATCGTAGTAGTTCACGGCCATGAGCGAGTTTTGCTCGTATGTATCATCATAGATAACAAAAGTCTCTTCTGGTTTTAACTTGTACAGCTTGACCCAAACCTTGCCGCCTCGATTCGTTACAGTCAAAAGTTCATAAGCACGGCCATACACACACAAGTCTTTCTTGATTGAGGAGTTATGTTTCTTCTCGTTGTTTTTGGCTGAAAAATCCTTGATATGTTCAAGGATTGCTTTGTTTTCATTCTTATACTCGACCGGATTCCCCAGCATGTACCCCTGTTCAAAAATAGTAATATATTTAGCAAAGTCGCTAGAAATGCGATTGTCTGCCGCAGTTTCGTCTGTTTTAGCAGGTCGATACTTGATATTATTATCGCCTTTATAGTACCGCTTTAACTCTTTCAAACGAGGTTGTTGTTCTGCTTTGTGACGATTCACGTAACGTTTTAGCTGTTCAATCCAATTATCAGAACCGTATTCGATGGCTTCGAAGTCTTCTGTCATCATCATGAAATGCTCGTTCGACTTGCTGTCAAAGCGCGTGCCGTTTAAAAATTTAACTTCCAATTTTACCTCCTAAAATAATAAGATGCATTCTTCATGCGGTCTTGCGTTGATTTTCTTTCAATGTGATATTTTTCCAAAGCGTATCGAATCGCATCAATAACGTGGTTGTTTGCATCAATTGGCTCATTCAACCAATTTCCGTCTTTATCTTGCTTGTAGATGTACGTATCAAATTCTTCTATCGTTTTTTCACAAGACGGGTGAATATAGATTTTAAACTGCTTCATAAAGTCTATGCCAGCGTTAATCGAACCTTTACCTTTTACGGAGGCTTGTATTCTTCTAACGCCCTTCGATCTCAATTCCGCTATCAAACGTTGCTCTGCGCTGTCTGCCGTGATTTCGGCGTTTAGCATGTCGTTCTTAGCAATCATCTGATAAATATCTTCGGTGGTCATAGCATGCTCGTAATGCTCTGCATATATCCACAGTTCTTTTTTATCCAAATCCACAACCAAGCGCGGGAAAGTAGTCGGGTCATGTGTAAAACCAAAGTCAAGACCTGCAGCTGTTTCTCCCACTTGCTTGATTGTGTCCTGTATATCAAAGTCACGAACGCTGTAATTCTCGAACACCAACCCTTCAGCAACTCCCCACTCCCCATCACAGACAATTCTAGCCCGCCTAGGGTTCGTTTGGTACAAGTCCTCATAACGCTTGATATCGACTTCATCAAGCCATTCATTACACCGATAAGTCGTTGTAAGCGATAGCGTGTCTGCTCGCTGAGTCTCCTTGTCAAAAAAGACACGTTTGAGCCAGTGTCTTTCATTCCACGGGTTAAATGTAACCGTGATTTGTTTAAAAAAATCAGGCACGTCTAAGCTACCACGGATAGACTCGACTACTGTACTGAACTTGTCTTCAGTCTCGATTTGATACGCTTCCTCGAACCAAGCCCAACAAAGAATGCCGACATCGACCGTGATAGATGTGATTTTAAGTTCATCATCCAAACCACGAAATAGAATTTTTTGACCTGTTTCTTTGACAGTTATTTCAGGCAACGACTCGTTGAATTTAAACTTATGAGCGACTTTCAGTTGGTTAGCTGCCCACTTGAAATCCGTGTAAGTCGATTGCTTATTCGTATTCGAGTATCTACGGATGACAAGTAAGTTAGACCAGGGATATTTCAAAATACGGGTAACATGGTTCAAAGCAGTTGTCTTCGATTTCTTCGAACCACGAGATCCTTTTACAACTCGATAAAGATTTCTCGAGCGCCAGAACTGTCCGTATCCAGCTCCTACTATCTTAGGTAGGTCTACAACAATATCATTCTGTTTAATCTGGTATGTCTGATTCATTCGCAAACACCACCGTTCCAGAAATATCTGCCTCCACCTTGTCCGTCCAAAGCCTGTGACGTTTTCCTAAAAGCTCAGCCGCCTTGATTCTATCTTTCGCCCCGACATCTATATCCGTAATCGTTTGACCTAATTCTCCAATGCTTATCAAGGTCTGTTCTTGTGTTTCTCCTCGCATGACCGAGGTTAGGTAAGTAAGCACCTCTTCCTGTGTTGCAATCTTCTCAGACGCAAGCTGAGCCAGTCTTTCATCGATATAAAATTTGATTGTAGTATTTTGTAGTAACTTAGATGCGTTTGTATTAGCATATTTAGAGCTATACCCTGCCTTAATAGCTGCATCTGTCGCATTCCCGCTGATGATGTACTCGTCAGCGAATCTCTGTTGTTTTAAAGTTAATTTAGCTATTTTCCATCACCTCCATTTTTTTACAACACAAAAAGCCACACGATTGTGTGACTTAATGCTAGACCTCTCACAGACTTTGCAGGAATCGAACCCGCGATAACAGATTTGGAATCTGTTGTGTTACCACTACACTAAAAATCTAAATAACGGTACCAGGGGTTGAACTAAATAATACAAAGAGGAAATTACCAGCTTTTTCGCCCTGATACCGTTAAACATTAAAGGAGTCATCAGTCCGCTTTACCGTACTTTCTGACAATACCATAATATCACTTTAAAAGTTCCAAAGAGTTCCATTAGTTCCATTTTTTAGAAATTTTTTTCAAAGCGCTCTCTTTAGCCCGATGAATCGTTCCGCGCCCGCAACGTAGCTGAGCTTGAATTTGATTCCACGACAATCCATCAATATACAACAACCGCATGATAATATTTTCCATAGGGTCTTCCAATGACTCAATCACTTGCACCATCTCGTCTCGTTCTTGATAAAGTTCTTGGATTTCCTGATACAGTTGTTCTGACTTATCAATAATCAGCACGTTCAATTCTTCGGAGCGATTAGACGAGCTTTCTGACTTTGGCATATTATCAAATTGCTGTCCTCGCAAGATGCTCGATTTCAGGCTGATAATTTCCTGGTGCTTAGACTTCGCTTTGATATCGATATACTGCAAAGCTTTTAATCGTTGTTTGATGTTTATCGTCAATCGTCCACCTCCAAAAGCTCTGGATTTTTGTAGACGTTGCCAACCACAATATAAGAGTAATTTTCATCATCTACAACTTTATGTATCGGTGCTTTCTCATCTACAATAATTGCATCTAATTGAAATAGAGCTAATGAATCATCCCAATAAACTTTTACATTCCCGATGGTTTCACCGCAATCCTTTAACTCAAGGACATCCCCCTCAAAAATCTCTTTTCCATTCTTATCTTTGAGTCCTGTTGATTGCATTATAGAGTCATAATCATCAAAATGTAACCAATCTTTTTTCTCTTCAATCCAAATGATAGGACAAGTCCAGTTTTCGTCATCTGTATCACAATTGCCTACCATGATTTTGTAGTTCATTTCGTTTCGCGTTCTATCCCGCGCTCTAAATTTTGGTATCATGTAAATCCTCCTCTTTTACGAACGAGCCGTCAATCCAACGACCCTTTCGGTCTTTGATTTCTTGGTAAG